GGCGCTGGCGCTTGCCACGGCGGCTGGCACAATCCCGCTACCACCAAAGGAAAAGGCTGCGCTAGGCGTTGTCATCGATGCCATCGTAACGGCGTTTAATATTGCGGGACTGTTTATCAAATGAAGTGCCTGACCTACGCTCAGGGGCTGGGGGTGCTCTCCTGCAAGGATGGTTTTCTGGCGACTGGCTACGCTGGGGCTGACGCGGGCAAGAACAACCCGGCCATGCAGGACGTGCAGAACCTCGGGCCGCTACCTCGTGGCAAATACACCATAACCGGGCCTGAGTGCGTCGGGACGGCTTTTCCCTGCCCTGACTGTCACGGAGCCACGGCGCATCGTCACGGGCCGTATGTGCTGCGATTACACCCCGTCCAGGGTAACGAAATGTTTGGGCGTGCCGGTTTCCTGGTACATGGAGATAACGGGCACGGTACGGCGTCCGAAGGTTGCATCTGCATCGGGCGTAGTTTTCGCCAGCAGATGACATCCGAGAAGTACACTGAAATCGAGGTGGTGACGTGAAACTTGACCCGATACTGAAACTGCTGCTCGGCGGCATCGTGTTTTTCACTGCCGTTATCATCTACACGCAGAAGTACTTCCCGAACGACGGGCAGACTTTTCAGGTGTTCTCGAATCTGCTGGCAGGGTTCGCCGGGGCGTTCCTTGGGTTCGCTACCAAGTCGCTCGGGATTGAGTCGCAGCAACTTCCGGGGGCGCACTCGAAGACAACGACCGTCAAGACGGAAAGCCAGGACCCGCCCGCATGACGATCAAGGCAGCAGAAGAAACCAGCGTATCGTTCACCGCAGCTCACTGGTCTATGCTTCAGAACATCCCCACAGAACTAAAGGCGATCCGCGAGATTTTAGGCGATTCCGTTCAGGCTTCCAAGTCCGAGACTGCGGCTATCCGCGCCGCAATCGTGGCGTCTGATGCCCGATGCGAACAGCAACTCGCTTTGGCGAATCAGCGGATCGACGAAGCACACAGGCACATTGCCGTGCTCGACAAGCGTTTCGGGCGCTGGGTGGCGAAGGCGACGGCCTACACCGGGGCCAGTGCTTGCTTCGCTGCGATTCTGGTTTGGGCGGCTAAAGCGTTCTTGAAGATCGGGTAACGTGATGAACAGCTTTTCTGATCGCATCGTCTGACAGTGCCCTAAATGCTATCCTGAATTAGTTTCATCCCCCTGTGATTCTCCTCGCCCCCCGGCTCGTCACCGGGGGGTTTTCACGTTACTCGCACAGACCGTATTTGCTTTCGCACCCTTCCCGCTCATGCAGGATCGCCTTGTCGCGGCATTTCTCTGCCGCCTCGGCACGCTGGATCACCGCCACGAGGTTCAGTTCTAGTCCAGCCGCAAACTTCTCTGCCGCCTCGGCCCGCTGCTGCCAGTGGTGCGCGGCCTGGATGGCTTCGTTCTTTGTCATTTCGGTACCCTCGATTTCCAGCAGTCGAAACCGTTTTCCTTTTTGTCCTGTTGACAACTCATGCTTTTTCCTCTTGCGGCGACACCCGCTGAAGCATCCCCAGCCTGAGAGCGTGCCGCAGTCCGCACGCCAGTACGGCGTACACAGACGATCCCTTTGCCCTTGCCAGCACCGCCTGCGCTTGCGTATACGTTATCTCACCCATAGCCCATGCCACTGCCAAGCCAGCGGTTTCATCTTGTTTTGGCTTGCTGGCGCGAACCTTCTTTGTGACTGACTTTGCCCTAGCTAAAAGCGTTTGAGATTTGTTCATACTCCCCATAGTAAACTGTGACGTAAAAAAAATGCAATATTTTGTTGCAACAGCTTCATCCATCCACTATGCTTGTTTTCAGGACACACCATGACGACCCCATACGACAACCACGACGGCGGTTTCACCCGCGCAGAATACCGCATTGCGGCAGATTACGGCGTTGACCTCGACGCACCGGAGCAGGTCCGCTGCGACTCCTGCTGGAAGTATTGCGAGGCGGAATTGATCCTGCGCGACAACTGCCCGGCGTGCGTTGAACTGATGCGGCGCGAGGCATCAGCTGCGTTCCTGACAGCTCCCACGATGGATATGTGCCTGAGCCTGATGGAGGCGAAGTAATGGACACGTTCTGGATTGCGATGGTGGCCGGGGCAATTCTGCTGGGCTGCGCTCTGGGCGTGGCAAGCCTTACAAACCGGGATGAAAGCGCAGAAGACGAACGGATGCGGCAGGAGTTGGAGCGGCGTTCGCAGCGAAATGAGTGGGACCAGTGAAAGCGTTGGCGTATGTGGCGCTGGCTGCGTGGATTGTGGCGCTGGTGGCAGTAGGCCTTGGGTACGTGGTTGCAAAGGTAGTGGGAAAGGGAGAACAGGAATGACGACGGATACAAACAGTCCAATCACGAGACGGCTGATGGACACGATAGACGCATTGCGCGAACAAGTGGCGGGGATGGCGCGGGAGTGGCGGGTTCTCGCCGAGGATCACAGTCAATGTTTTACTTCGGAGGCAGAGGCCAACGCGGCTGCGGACTGGCTGCGGACTAACGACGCAGGCAACGTGTACGTAGATTCGCGCACGGTGGGTCCGTGGGAGCGTGCAGAAGTGACCAAGATTGAGGGAGAGAAGAAATGACGACAGGGAACGAACTGACCCGGCAGGAACCGGGCGCAGTAGATTTATACCTCAGCGGACTTTCTTCGCTGCAAGTCGCCGCCATGATTGGCCGCTCAAAGTCTTGGGTACTAATCAAGATCCGAAAAGCTGGCGTTGCGCGGCCGCTGGCGGAAGCGATTAGAAACTCGCCTAGTCACCGCGCAGCTAGGTTACGGTCTGGGAAAGACTGCCCGCGATGGAAGGGCGGCGTGAAGCGTACTGGGGATGGCAGGTATTTGGCTGTCATGGACAAAACCCACCCATCGGCGGATGTCAACGGGTACGTTCTTGAACATCGGATTATTGCGGAAGGGTTGATTGGACGTTTTCTCCAACCACAGGAGGACGTGCATCACATAAACGGAGATCACTCCGATAATCGGCCAGAAAACCTTCAGGTCATGAGCAGGTCCGATCATATGGCGATTCACGCGAAAACAAAACAGCGGTCTTCTGGCGGTTTCTTTGTAAAGGAGAGCATATGAGCACGGCAATTGCAACAACAGCCAATGATGTAGACAAGTGGGCCGATCAGGAGATGATAAACACGCTAAAGGACACCGTTTGCAAAGGGGCGACTAACGCACAGTTCCGAATGTTTGCAGAGGTCTGTAAGGCGACTGGACTTTCGCCTTGGTTGAGGGAAATATGGTTCGTGCCCGGTGTCGGCGTCATGGCGGGCCGCGACGGATATCTGAGAGTTGCAAATGAACATCCGATGTTTGACGGCATGGAAACAAAGGTCGAACGTGACGCGCAGAGCAAGCCAGTCAAGGCGACGTGTTCCGTCTACAGGAAAGACCGAAGCCATCCGATTACGTGCGAGGCGTATTACAACGAGTACAAGAAATCTGGCAACGTGTGGCAGACGTACCCGTCCGCAATGATCTCGAAGGTTGCCGAAGTTCTGGCGCTGAAGCGTTCGTTCTCAATCAACGGCGTTGTGACTGAGGAAGAGATCGGCCCGCAGGAACCAACAGGATCACGCGAAGCGCAGCAGGACGTTGCGGCGGCGAAGCTGGCGAAGATGAAGGGCGAAGCGCCGCCGGTGCATGATGCCGAGTTTGTGGACGAACAGCCGCAAATGGAAGCGCCACCGGCAAAAATCTCATTCAAGGCGCTGGAGTCGTTCAAAGACATCAAAACCGAACTGAAGAAGTTGGGAGCCGAAGCGCGGTATTACGGCATTCTCAAGACGTTCGGGGCGGAGAAGTCAAACCAACTCAACGAGGTCAATGCGCGGGACGCCTACAAGGCGCTGGCAGCGGAACTTAAGGCCATCCGGCTGGCTGCGGCTGACCGAGAGGAAACGGACAAGCTGTACGCATCGCTGGTGGACGTACACAAGGGCGAAGTTGATCGGCTAGTGGGAGTGTTCGGCCATGAGTCATGGGATGCAGTTCCGGTTGCGGATAGGGACTCGCTGCTGGGCAAGATCCGGGCGGAACTCTAATGTTCACGTTAGACGACGAGTTACGGGAGACGCTGGACCACGCTTTGACGACACTCAACGAACTTGAATCAAGGCGACCGGAAGCGCAGAAAGATAACAAGTTTTCCCCGATGTCGCAGCGATATGCGGAATGCAAAGCAGGGCTGCAAAAGGCCATCGACAACGCGGCGGTGATCCGATGAACCGCTTTGCATCTCGCACGAAAGCCAGAACTCGCCACGTCCCCGGCACCATGAACAAGACCGAGGCGCGGTTTGCTGAGTACCTGCAATTCCGCAAGCTGGCGCGTGAAATCGTGGCATGGGGTTTTGAGGAAGTGACGCTGAAGCTGGCGAAGGATTGCAGGTTTACGCCTGACTTTTGGGTGCTGAACATCGACGGCGATTTTGAGCTTGTCGAGGTAAAGGCAGGCAAGTGGGGAAAGACCAAGGACGATACCGGAACCAGCGTTCGTACGGGCAAAACCAAGCCACTGATTGAAGACGATTCGCGAGTGAAACTTGCGGCGGCGGGCGCAAAGTTTCCGTTCCGCTTCACGCTGACATACGAGGACAAAGTAAGCAAAATGTGGATTGCAGAAGACTTTTCGCAGTGGGAGGCACGATGACGAGCAATTGGGTGAAGGAATGCGGTGTGGACGTTGGCGGCTGCGAGTGGTGCCTGGTAACCGAGATCGCAAACGACCGGCTAACGCGGGAAGTGGCCGAGGGCGAGGACTTGGCCGTCGAACTGGCGCAGGAGCGGGCGCGGTACCGGGATGAGGCGCGGCACTGGAAGAACGTGGCGGCGCTGGCGCTAACCGGGCTGACCGGGCTGATGGTCATTGTGGGGCTGGGGTGGATTCGATGATGCACCACGAGAGAGTACTGGCGGCAATGCAGACGCAGGCCGACACCGTCGCACGGCTGGAGCGGGAGCTGGCCGAGGCAAACGATGCTCTGGCTACCATCTCGCTTGGAATTTTAAGCAAAGGGACGGAAGAAACGATTGCGGACGCGGAGGCGCTCCGGGCGCTGGCCGCGTGGGTCAATGCAGACAAAGGGTGGCGGAAAGTGTCTGAGATTTGCAGTGGCGAACTCTTTGCATTTGAGGTCACGATTCAGTTTTGGCGCGGCAATGACGGCAAGCAACAGGTTCGGGGCGAAGCTGACACCCTGGCAGCTGCGATCATGGACGCGATTGGGCAGGTGGGGAAATGATGCAGGAGAACACGGGGTTTTACCCGATGGGCGAGCGAAAGCAGCCGTTCAACTTTGGGGGCGCATGGCCGAAAGTTGCACCGTGCGCCTGCGGTTGCGGGGTGGAGTTTTTGAAGGGTAGCTGGGCGGCGAAACTGCCCGAGTGTGCGGCAAGGGGTAAGGCTGCATCAGAAGCGAAAGCGAAATCGAAAGCGAAAGCAAAGAGGGAGGCGAAGTGAACGCACGAAAGAGAATTAACGAATTACGGGCGATGATGCCGCCAGACATGCGGGCGCGGGTCGATGCAAAACACGCGGAACTCAACCCAACATGGCGCAACTGGGATTATTACGGAATGGCCCCAGTCCGCGTGATCCATGTCGCTGACAGGGAAGCCCCACCGGACATCCACAGGCCGTCTGTAGAGCGATTACGGGCCATTGGGCGCATCACTCAGGAGCGTGGGAAGGTCGCGCCAGTGAACCCGGACCCTATCGCAGAAATGACCTGCGGTGAACGCGAGTACGGGCAAGCGCCCTGCCTGCACTGTAAGCAGCCATTTACCAAGACCGGGCCATCGCATCACGCCTGCTCCGCTGACTGCCGCAAGCAGATCCGCAACGCCTACCAGCGGGCGTACATGAAAACGCTGTCACCGGAAAAACGGGACGCGGCGCGGGGCAGGCGGAAGCGAACTGTAACAAGTTTCGGGGGAGCGGAATCGGCGAGTGCCAGCAACGGTCCCTCAGGCGTCGGAAGCGCCGCCGCCCGCACCCCGAAAGAGTGGTAGAATAGTGTCTGTGGGTAGCTCCCACGACGGATTTTGGCATACAACCGGGCGGTGGGTCTTGTCCCTCACCGTCCGGGCCATCCTTCCGAATTTAGGGCAAGAGGACAAGAACAATGGAAACTTTCGACGGTGCCCCGGCACCTGATAACGCAATGCCTGACGCCGAAGTGCTGGCGCGTGCATCAGCTTTTGACCCAACGCAAAAGACACCTGAACATAAGGTCAAGATTTTGACGCTGGCGCTTCAGATCATTGAGAAATTTAGCGACGATCCAGGCGCAACGGAAATGGCGGCGCAGGCATTGCGGGAGTGCAAATAGGTGCCGACTCGCATCCTTCGTGAGGGGATTCTCACGTCTCCGAGGGTCAACGCACTGAGTTTTGGCGCGGAATTGTTCTATCGGAGGCTCATGACGGTGGCCGACGACTACGGAAGGTACCACGCCAGCCCTGCAACTTTGCGTGGCGCGTGCTGGCCGATCTGCCCTGACAAGGTGACCGAGAAACAGATTACAGCATGGATTAACGAATGCTTAGCAAGTGATATACAACTGCTAAGCGTATACGAATCAGGCGGTTACAGGTACCTACAGATTGCAAACTTTGGGCAGCAGGTAAGGGGAAAGAGTAAGTTTCCTGAACCGCCATCCGCTGAGCAACTGCTTAGCAATCGCTTAGCAACTGATAAGCAAATGTGTAGCTTAGTCGTAGTTGTAGGCGAAGGCGAAGGCGTAGTCGTAAACGCGGGGCCGCGTAAAAAACACAGGATCGATGAAACCACACTTCCGCAGGACTGGCACCAGTGGGCTTTCGATAAGTACAACTGGGACTGGGCCAGATCAACGCGGACGTTTGAAAAGTTTCTCAACTATTGGCAGTCGCAGGGCGAACTTCGGGCGGACTGGAAGGCGAGCTGGCGAACGTGGGTCATGAATGACGAGGAACGAAACCCGTCCATGAAGCCGATGGAATCCATGTACCCGAACACGCGGACATCACCGGACGGATACACCGAGTACCAGAGCAAAAACGGGGAGTGGAAGCGATGACCGGCGAAGAGATTATTGAGCGGAAGGGGTTGCCGATTGCGCTGGACATGGAGCGTTTCGTTCTCGGGGCGTGTCTGGTATCGCGGATGGACGTTTTTGAGGCGGTCGCTGCGGTGCTGGTGCCGGATGACTTTGGGTTGACCAAACACCGGACGGTTTACGTGGCGATGCTGGAAGTTGCGGCGCTCGGGCGGGACGTAGACCATGCCACGGTTGCCGGGTACATGTCTGACCGTGGCGAACTGGTCAAATGGGGCGGCGTGAGCGTGATTTTGGACCTCGAAGAGGGGATGCCGTCGCTGATGCCGGGTTCCGTGGAATCCTGGGTTGCCGATATTCGCGAGAAAAGCGCCCTCAGGCGCATTATCGGGCTGTGCAACGCCGGAATCCTTCAGGCGGCTGCTGGCGATTCGTCTGAAGCCGTTATGGCGCGATTAGATCGGGGCATTTCCGGGTTGTCGGAATCGGCTGACCACGAGGCGAACTGGCGCAACCCCGGCGAAGTCATCGCAGAGTATCCGGGGGGGCTACAAAACTTCCTCTGCCCAACTCGGGGCGGTACCGGGTTGGCGTTGCCGTGGCCGTGGCTTCAGGAGCAGATTTGCGGGTTACAACCGGGGGACATGTTCATCGTTGCCGGGAGGCCGTCGCACGGTAAAACGGTGGTCGGGCTGGACATCGCGCTGCATTTCGCGAAGGAACTTAACGTCTCAGTGCCGTACTTCTCGCTGGAAATGGGTTCAGAGTCGCTGGTTCGCCGGATGATTTCGAGCACTGGGCGCGTTGACGGGCACCGAATGCGAACCGGGCACTTGGCAGAGGACGAACGGCACAGGGCGAGGGCGGCGGTCAGCAAAATTGCCGATATCCCGCTATGGATTGACTACCGGCAATACAACCCGCTTCGGATGCGGATGGCGATTAAGCGGCTGATTGCCAAGCTGAAAACAGGGGAACATCCGCCGCTTGGGGCCGTGGTCATCGACCATTTCCACCTTCTCGCAAAGTCTCACGTCGGGCAGGATGACCGGAGCGCATGGGTCCAGGCAAGCCACGACATGAAGCGCATGGCAAAGGAATTTCAGGTTCCGTTCGTGGTGCTCTGCCAGCTTGGCCGGAAGTGCGAGGACGAAAACCGCGAACCTGCGTTATCGGATCTCGCGGAAACGTCGGCGCTTGAACAGGACGCGGACGCGATTTTGTTCACTCATCGGCCTGAGATGTACGTTCGCAATCGATCAAGCGATCACTTGAGAGGGCTGGCGCGGTGGATTCTGGCGAAGCAACGCAACGGGCCAACCGGGGCGCGGGACATGGTGTTTTTGAAAGAGTTTCAGCGATTTGAGGAGAGGGCAGAATGATAGACATTAAATGTGAAGTTTGCGATAGCGTGGCATCTTATGCACAAAGTGAGTCGGATGATCTTTTAGTTCCGTGGTTTTGCCTCGACTGCACTGGGCAGTATCCACCGTCACTGCTAAAGGCGTGCGTAGACCCGTTTGATTACGAACTGGAACTCAGAAACGGGCTTCGCTTTGCGTTTAGTTCGGCGCACATACATGGAGAATTTGCCACGATCATGCCGATGCTGAACGGTGAGAATTTTGCGGCGATTGGACTGCCAGCGCCACGGGGCATTGATATCAGGGTGGATGAGATTGTTTGGTGCTGCGATGCGCCAGCTGGGTCATGAAACTAAAAGATCATCAGCCGAAGGCCGACCCGAATGCCGTGCTGGTGAGCTACTGCCCGCGCTGCGGCACGAAAAACGAGTGTCCGGGAATCAAGGCTGTGAAGTGTGACGCCCGAGACTGCGGTTACGTCTACGACCGAGTGCGGGAATTGGGGGACGCATGAAACCGGCCACCACAATCCATCAGGCGACCGAGACGCACGACGCCGCGAACCTGCGGTATGCGCGGATCTATGCGGCCAATCTAAGCCAGTTCGGACCGGCGCACATCCGCACAGCGGGCTACACGTTCCGGCGGCTGAAGCGGTGGGACGAACTCGAAGCGTTGGAGCGAAGGACGGGGATGAAATGGAGATGACGGCGGAACTACAGCGGTGCAGGGCAGCGCAAACAGCCCACGCTACGCTGCTGCTTGCGGGGCACCCGGAGCAGCGCGGCCTGCGGCAGGCGCTCGCGGATGAGTTCGCGGAAGACCTGATTTTGAGCGGATGGTGGGGTGAGGAATGATCGAACACGAGAGAGTATTGGCGGCAATGCAACCGCAGGCCGAAAAGTCGGACGCGGAGGCGCTCCGGGCGCTGGCCGCGTGGACAAACTCAGGGCCGATGTGCGGGAGGCGTGTGGTCATCCGCGAGAGCTACACCAGAGACAGGCCGTTTTACCGCGTTGAACTGGACAGCGTCTACGCGGAACATTCGGACCTCGGAGCCGCAATCATGGACGCGCTTGGGAAGGCAAACGCTAACCGGGCCGCTTGAATTGCCGCCAGATACTGCCGATACAGGGACTCCAGTTCGGCAGTCCCTGTCAGCAGGTCGTGCCGATTCTCGTGCCAATGCGCCATCGCCCCGCGTTTGCCGAATTCGCGCACGATGCCACGGTACCAAGCGCGGCGGGCCTCAGGCGGCGTCACTCGGAACCGCAGAACAGCATGGGCAGCAGCGGTATCAACGCCACTGCCAGACCCACCAGCACGGCCAAGACGGCCATCAGCGCGGCTCTCATGCGCCAAACCCCAGCGATTCCAGCTCGCACTGAATCTCCCGCTCAATCCCGGCAACCGCAACGCGGCGCGACTCACGCTCTGCGTCTGTCTTCGCCATGCACCAGCGTGCTCGTTCATGGCCGAGTCGCGCATGAAGCGCGTCGAGATGCAGAAAATTCAGCGGGAAGACCCCGCTTTTTTGTGCGGCGCGGCATCGCTTTTCAGATGCCCTTGCCCGACACCGCTTGCACGTCGGGTCGTCTGGCGCATGGCAGGGCGCAGGGCCGCGATTGCCCCCACCCTTGCGGGCAAGGGCGGCGTTGCGGGCGATCTCGCTTCGCCGCTCTGGTGGCAAATGAGCGGTGCTCATTGCTGGTACTCATTCCAGCGCGAGCCATACGCCAGATCGGCGGATCTGTGGCGCGGGGAATCGTCGCCGATAGTGGCAGAGATTGCGGCCATCGCTTCCATCCGCGTGCGGAGCTTTCGCCGCGTGATCTCGTCTGTGATGTTGTGGTGTTCGCGCAGGTTGTCCTGTGCAAGCCCCCCGTTGTGGTCGGCGGTCGCGTCGATGGCCGCAAGCCGGGCAATTAGCTCAGCCATCGTGCTTCCCTGTATCTGCTTTGTCTCTGTGATCGTCATCTTCGTCTCCTCAGTGGCTGTCTGCCACTCCTCAATATTAGCATAGCGCAATAGCGATACGCAACTACACCGCCTTTACGGGTCGCCCCGGCTTGGCAATCACCAGTGCGTTCAGCGCCGCCTTCGTGATGACCACGCGGCCCTTGCGGTATCGAGCCACTATGCGGCCCTCTTTTATCAGCGTGCGTACCCTTTGGTGCGTTACCCCAAGCGCCACTGCGGCCTCGTTAACGGTCATGCGCCCAGCACCTTGGCCGCAATCCGCAGAGCGTAACCTTTCGCGGCGCTATCGTGCGCCAGCATGGCCAGCGGGACCGTTGCATCTGTCGGGATCTTATGCGCCGCGCACCAACTCGAGATCCCGGCAGCGCAAGCGCCAGCCCCGCGCACGTCGGCAAATCCCACCTGCACCTGAGACAGCCGCGCAAACAGCCGCGCCCTGCGATCCCGGCGAGCGGCCTGCAACGCAGTGAGAGCCGCACGTTTTGCCAGCAATTCACGCTCAGCCGTGAGCTGCGTTTTGCGGAGCGTTTCCGCCTCGCATTCAGCCCGGTCTGCGCCGTGCTCCCACGATGCGCCCACCTTGAGAGCAACGCCAACCATGCGACCCCGCACATCGTACCGCTCCACCAGATCGGCGTCTGCCGTGACTCGGCAAAACAGGTCATTGGCAAGTTTTGCCGGGTGGCTGTACCTGTTGCGCGAATCAAGCGGAAGGATCGTTACCTTGCCCCGCACCGACACGATACGGGCGGCAACGGTATAGATGCCGTCTGCATATTTTACGCTGACATCGTATGCCGGGTTGATCCAGTTCGCGGGACGCCCATAGTTTTTGCTATAGGCCTGCCAGTCATTTTGCTCCCTCGTCTCTCTGCCGTTGTGCCACGTCGCCCGCTGGCTGCTGTACTGCGAGCTGATAGCGTGCAGCGATTCGGCAGCGTCATGAGCCAGCGCCAGCAGTGGCATCATTGCATAGCTGGCCTGATCCGGCGCGGTCAGCCATGCAGCAATACGTGCGGCACGCCGATCAACGCTGAGACGCGATAGCGCCCGGATGGCGGTAGCGGAGACGCCGCATTGCTCGAGTGCAATTGACGTATCCCGTGGCAACAATCCAAATGCAGCACACTGCGCGGTGGCCAGCGGCGCGTAGCGTGCGTACAGTCGTGCCGCTCGCGCAGCTGTAACGTAGTTGGTGGCCTCTTGCGGCCCCCGGCTAATCCGCCGCTGTTGCTTGTACATCACACCGGGCTTGATCGCGGCACGCAGCGCCTTGACTGCGCCCCGGAAAGTTTTTGCGCTTGATCCTGCGGCCTGCGCTCTGGCTATGATCTGCTGTTTGGTTGTCATCGTCTGTATCTCCTGTGTCTAACGGTACCACATAAACGTTGCACGCGCAACAGTTCCGAATTACCCGCTGTCACGCCGTCATGCTGCATCATGCTATGCTGGGGTTGCCTCCAAAGCGCAGCCTTAACCGGCACACTTGACGCCCATGCTCCTGCCCGGAACGTGGGCGTTGGTGCGTTAAGCTGTGTCCTGCTTGCTCTGCTTGTACAACCGCATCGCGGTGGCAATTGAGATGCCCAGCGTGGCTGCAATTTTCTTCCAGGTGGTGGGCGTCGGGCCATCTGCCAGCCGCCGCACCTGCCCCGGCATGATGCTGACTCGAGGCCTGCCCCGGCTAATCACAGAGCACCTCACCGTTTGCAATCCTGACACGCTGCCAGCGGGCAATACCCGAGAGGCTGGACCACTGAGGTCGCGGGGCACCGTCGTGATACCGTGGCTGCGCTTCCAGCTCGCGCTGGTACTCGCGCTCTGCGATAGACTCCGGCGTCTCGCTGACGCACCTCGGGCAAGCCGGATCAACCCCGGCCTTGTGTGTTGCTGAATTGTGGATCTGTTCTCGTATCGTCATTGTGTTTCCCCTCATCTCCAATTGGTCATGCGGCCCCGCCGCGAGATACTCCGCCATGCGTTCCACGTCCGCTAGTACTGCCTTAATTGCGCCCAGACGGGCTGTGTGCTGCTCTCTGGCCCGCTCCCATGCGCCAGCCTCGAGCGGGTAGTAATCGCGTGCGTTAGGCCCGTTAGCTGCCATCACCTCGAGGGCATCGCGCAGCGCACGGGCGATGTCGCATTGGTCAGCCAGCAGGTCATCACCGCAGGTGCCGTTGGTGTGGATCAGCGGGAATTGCATCATATCGCGCAGAACCTCGAGTTCGCCCCAACGATGGCAAGGTTCGCCACGTTGACGCGGTCGGGGAATTCCCCTTTGTTCCACTGGATTGTTGCCAAGGTCCAGTCAGGCGTGGGAGACTCGAGAGCCACCACCACACCGCGAGCGTGGCCGATGTCCCCGGCAACCTGCCCGGTACTGCGTAACCATTTCGCGCTATAGGCGACACGGTCGCCGATCTCAACCGTGAAGGTGTGGGCCATTACGCCACCACCTTCGGGGCAGGCGTGCGGGAGTACCCGTCTTCAGTCCGCAGTTCAGCCGCCAACGCTTGAGCAATCTGGGCGATGAAGTCGGCCCCCTCGCTAAAGTGAGTCGCCGCCGGGAGCGGGTTCAGCCTCTCCCAGGCTTCGAGCCGCGCTGCCTCGTCCTTGATGCGCTTAATCTGCATGGCCAATACTCGCCGGTCCATTACGCCACCACCTTATGAGACGCCACCGAGCGCATGCCCTTGTACCGCAGCAACACAGTAGCGCCCACGGGGATCTGCGGTTTGTTTATCAGGCTGAACCCCACCTGATAATCGCCCATGAAATCTTTGTGGGCGTCGAATGCTGCCTTTACTTCTTTGGCTGACTTATAGTCGCGGCCATATGCTGGTGAGAGTTCGATGTACATTTTTGGTACCTCCAAAGTACCTGTTAGCGTGCCGGGATTGTGACCGGCTATCCGCATTACCCCGCAGGTGCGGGTCACTCTGCGATGTCAGACTCTGCTAATTGCAGAGCGTAAACCGCCTCCCGCGTGGTGTTCCATGCTGCCGGGATGGTGTCGGTGTCAGGATCCGCGACAAGGCTACAGCCACAGGCCACAGTCCCATCAGCGTGCATGGTCGCATGCAAATTACAGTCAGTGCAGAATATGTTCGTCATTTTTGGTACCTCCAAAGTACCTGTCATTACGTTACGCTAGTGTTTAGTAGTGGAACGCGCAGCATGACTGCTGATTGAGTGCAACTCGTTGGCAGTGTGAGCAATTCGGTTCGAGTGGTTCCGCCCGCGACGCCACCGGCACCACTGCGAGCCAGTACCGTGGTGGCGTGTTAGTGGTCCAATCGTGCCCGATAGACTCACCGAATGCGGGAGCGTTACGCACCCCATTCAAGGCCCAGATAGACTTACCAGGCCCCTTTGTGCTGACGTTCTCCGGCATGATATCCCGAGGGTCAGCATACAGCGCGGCGAAAAATTGGTCTTTGGTTACTTCGGTCATATCGTTACCCTTCTATCAGATAAAATACCGTCGCCCAAGTGACGACTACCGCGGCCCAGAGGGCCACATATGCGATGGCGCGGAACATCACGCTACCACCTTGAACGGCTTATCCCACGCCCCGATGTGGATGCTGACGTAGTGACCCACATCGAAGTAATCGCGCTGCGCGTCGGAGTTGTCATGGTTGCCCGTGTTCATGGCGTCCCTAATCGCCTCGAAGGTCGTCAGCAGGTCGCCGGACATCTCATAGTCTAGGTGGTACTCGTTGAGCTGGCGATAGCCACCACCAGCGTCGATTGGGTACCGCCGATCCACCGCCGGGACTGTATTACACAGATCCACCGGAGCGGATTGCACAGTGAGTACCAGGGTTGAATGGTTGTGTACCCGCAGCGAGTACTTCCACCCCGCCGGAACTACTTTCTTCAGTTGCGCTGCGATGGCAGATTTTTTGTCTTGATTCATGTAGGCCATTGTCTTGATCTCCTAATTTTCCCGTGCTTCCGGGTACGCTGAGAAGTACCAACGTGCGGCACGCATCGCAAACTGCGCCGCAGTGTTAGGTGCCCCGCTGGCCACAAAAAACCGAACGGTTACCACTTCCAACCGTGCCATGTTGATACAGGTTGCGCGATACTTCGCAAGTTTAGCCTGATAGGTCATCACGCGACCACCTGATGATGCAGTCCGCATGACGGGTGGACGCAGGCGCAGCGATTGACGAACCAAAGCTGGGCACCACCGATCAACTTTACGAGTGCCGAATCTTCCATGTTGACCACGCAGGCGACATTTAGCAACAGCCCAGCGGATGCAAGGGCCAGTGTCAGGCTCTCAGATTCAGCGAAAATATGGTTTGTTTTTGGGTTAATAAGTATCATGATGTTAGCTCCCGAACGTCCCACCGACACGTTGACGTGCGGTTTGTGGTGTCCAGCGTTGGACTTTGCTACATGTCGCGTCATGGCCCTGTTTCTCACCCATGCCGCATTCAGAACAGCGAGCGTGGCCAGGAAATGGTCCAGTTTTTGGCGGTACAGCCAAATTTTTCCCGATCCGAAGCAGCTGATTCGTAAAAAAACTATTGTCCGGCATGTTAGTTAACCTCGCGCATCAGCCAGTAAACATCGGAGCCAGTGCGGCGCGTGGCCAAGAACTGCGCGGCCCGTGGATCAGTATCGCGTGTCACATGCTGCAATGCTGCGAACAAAACAGCGTACGCCATATGGTTGCGCGAGCCATTTGGCCCGTACCATTTGCCCGTTTCGCGCATAGCTTTGTTGAGTACTTCGACTGCTGACATATCGTCTCCTCATCAGTGCCGGATTGACCGGACAGACGCCCGAGGGCGTTTCGGAGTGTTACAGGCTGATCTGGATCAGCGGATTAGACCTCATTTCCACCCGCGATTCAATTTTTTCTTCGTAGCAAACTTTGCCACCACAACAGATGCACGTTCCGCATCTGCTTCCGCTACCATCGCCCGCTGGTACCACAGATCTGGCATACGATCTACCGTGACCTCAATTCCTGCGTCACGAAGTGCAGCAACAATGCGATTGAATCCGTTGACCGCAGTCGATGTAATTTGCCTCATGCTGCCGCGCCTCCGATCTGGATGAGCGGATTAGACCGGGCGATGATACTGTGGTCTTGAATCACGATAGATTTCCGGCGGTCAGTGGCCGTGGCTCCATTGCAGAGTCTGCAATCAGAGCAGGTCGTTTTTTTGCCCGCCTCCGCAGATGCCGGGCAGGAGATCTCGTTAGCTGTTTTGACGGTGTCACCGTATCCGGCGACCCTGAAATATCGCCATCCGTCCGCGACAGCGCGAACCGCATCAGCGGCACTATCGCACGATGCCATGACGTAGGGACGCAACCATGTGGCCGTTTGCCACTGATGCGTATATCCCGTGCGGCCACGAGCAGCAGCAGCAATTGCCACCACTAGCCATTTCGGCATCATAGCCGGATCTCCGTATGCGCCAAACCGAACCAGGAGACCGGCGAAAATAGCAGGTATCTCAGATGGCGTAAGCTTGCGATATCCGCCCCGGGCGTAACAGGCATGGACGCCAAGGGCGCCCTTGCCTAAATTGACGTAACAACGACGTGAACCCGGAACCATAACGCCATCCGTATACTTTGCCCTGTGGATGCAGTTCCCACAGATGGCAACATCGTTACCACTGGCAACCCCATCCATAGGCGACTGATGCCGCAGAATGATGTAGATTTGCACCATTGCGCCTGTTTTGGCGTTAGTGCTAGCGTTCTTGAAACCCGTCGCGATGACAGCTATGTTGTCGTCCTCATAGAGAACGAAACCGTTTGTATTGGTCACTTGTGACACCTCCAAAGTGTCATCACTACTATAGCACAACAGCGTCAAAAATAGCTACTATTTGAGCGTTATCATCGCCCAACAAGTCAAATAAAAAACCACAACAATCGCCTGAAAAAGACTACATAGAATTGCGCTTGTATGGTTCATTGCTGACCACGTCCAAAACACTCGACGACTTTACCCCGGCCCGGTATTTTTGAGCCGATTTTGTACTGCGGGTCATGCGCCATTTGGCGTTCCAAAACGAAAACAAACTTGCCATTTTTCTCACACTTGAAACCCGCGACATCTTTGCTGTACTGTGTCATGTTCATGTTTTTTACCAGATCTTCAGGTACCGAATCTACTCAACAAAATCGAACAGGCATCGCAGTGAGTGGCCTTAGTGTCCGTTTGTCTTTCTACTTCAGTTCCTGCCGACAAACCAACTCTAGCAGTTGCGATTAACCATTGTCTACTAAACGGTAAAAATAGTCTGTAAGTTGCTGATTCTAAACACAATTTTTTTGTTCAACGCTGGCAAATTATAGCCTTGGGACGCTGAAAAATAGGTAAAATCAGGGGTATGGCAGGAAACCCACAACGTAACGCAGACATCGCACGACTCCGATTATGCACGCCTCAACAGGCATCGGACATATGGGACGCTATCCACTCAGGCCTATCGATCCGCAACGCCGCAGCCGAACTCGGCTACACGTACGCAGCACTATCAGATTGGCTACACCACCCAGAACGTGTGGAACTCCTTAAACGCGCACGCGCACGGGCTGCGTCAGTGTTGGTCGATCAATCACTGGAGATCGCGGATAATGGGGCCGATACGTCTGCGCCCGACCCTGCGCGAGATAAACTGCGCGTGCAGGCCCGGCAGTGGGCGGCATCACGTATGGACCGTGCGGCCTGGGGACAGCAGTCTGGACCGTCGGTGGAGCTTAACGTGGCGCACCTATACTTGGGGGCCATGCGTACTGTTCAACCTGATGATAATGCGCTAGTTATCGATGCGGTAGCGGAACCCGCGGAACCCGCGGCGTAACGTAACCGGGCGGTAGCCGCTCTGCTCTGCCCTGCCCTGCCCTGCAGCCCTGCAGCCCTGCAGCCCTGCAGCCACCCCCCCCCGGATGGGGGACCACCCCGACCGGCGCGGCCACCGGCTCTTAGTGCGTCTGCAATTTGCCATGTAAAAACTGAGGGCCGTCGAAAAAAAAGTTGGCAAAAAAAAATTGGGAAGGTGTGGGAAAATCCGGGAGGTTGTGGCGAGAGACAGCGGATGCTGGTGGCACGCCTATGAGGCGGGGAGCCTGAAGACTACTTAGTATTAGTAGTTACTGGGATTGTGGGGTGTGCACACACGTAGTGTAACGTGAAAACCGGAAGTATGCAAATGCTTACTTGCGGAGCGGCTAACGGGGTGCCTTCTTCTTTAGCATCCTTCCGATGTACATCTTCTGCCAGAACTCAAACGACCGCCAGTTTGCGCCGTAGCGGCTGTGACCACTTGCTGTTATAGCTGGTGCCATACAGTGCCGTTCCTGCCTCGCTGGCGAAAGTGAGGGCGACGGCGTCGGCAACGTCGGGAGAACGGCGCGAACGTGCCCGGATCTCGTCCTTTGATTCGATTTTCATCTTGGCGGACCCAGACTGAAACCCGTAGCGCACCAGCGTTAACTCGTCACGCAGGCGCTTGTCTTCAGGAAGCCGACAGTCCCGACGCTCCAGCCATGCTTTCATCTTGAACCAAAGCTCGGCTCTCAGGTTGAGGTACGTGGTGCCCATTGCCGGGGACTCGGACACGTTGATGCCTCGGGCAGGAAGCCCCATTTCCCGCAGACGATCACAAGCGCCAGCCCCGAGGCCGATTGAATCGACAAGGATTTCCATTGGGCGCATATCAGAACTGGCGGAGTCCCATTCGGACTTGACGACGGCGGCGGTCTGCATGAGGTCCAACTTTGACCAGCACCGGGGCGCGTCCGCGATAACGTTTGATTGGCGCTTTACCAGACACGAGGAGTCGTCGCCAAACCGCGCAACGTCCAACCCCCAGATGATTGGTTCGTTCGGCGAACAGATTACGTCGCGGCCAATGGCCGACTCTACCAGTTCCAGCGGAATGACGGTATCGTCTTCAGCGCGAGGGAACTCGCCAAGCACGCGGATACGGTAGGCGTTGGAGTCGATGCCGTGCAGCGCCACGATGTCGTCAACAAATTCATGGGACACCCTGGGGGAGTCGAGGCACGAAACGTGCATCCTGAACCATTTCTTTGCCAGATCCGGGTTTGTGTGCGTTTCGTAGAACATGCCGTTTGTGCGGAGCGGGTTGCCCAGCAGAATTGTGACGGCAGAGTGCCCGGACATGGAACCGTAGGCGGCTTGAAAGACCGATTCAGGGATACCAGACGCCTCGTCAGCGATCAACATCACGTTTGTGGCGTGAACGCCGGCAAGGGCTTCCGGCGTTTCTGATCGGCTGGTACGGGCAGAGATAAAGGCTTCATCTACTGCGCCAACCAAAACAACGCGGTCAGACTTTACTTCAAGCATCCCGCGGATCAGGGGCGGCAACTTCTCAATCCATGTTTTGATTTCGGCAAACAGCGCATCGAATAACTGACTGGCGTTCGGGGCGGTAATCACGATCTTGACCGGGATGCGCGTCAGAATGTACCAGATTACGGCCCACGAAGCCACTGTAGACTTTCCGGTACCGTGGCCGGATCTAACCGTAATACGGCGCTCCCCGCGTGCGACGGCCATTAAAAACTCGTCTTGCCACTTGTCCGGGGTGGCCCCCAAAACCTCACGCACAAACAAGTCAGGGCGGTCGCGATATCGCTCTAAAAACTCAATAAACGGGTTTTCTTGCGGTTTATCTGCCATGCGTTCCAAGCGTACCACCACTTCCAAGTGGTGTTGACACCACTCCCAAGTGGTGTATAGTATGCTCAATGGCTCAGATGGACATTTCGGAACTCGAAGGGATCGTTTCATCGGCAATCGTTGACGCGGCCAGCTTCATCGACTCCGACGTGTCCCCGCTCAGGGCGAAGGCAACGCGCTACTACAACGCGGAGCCGTTTGGGGATGAGCGGGCAGGCCGAAGTCAGGTAATCTCGCAGGACGTGCGGGACACCGTTAACGCGATTCTGCCGTCGCTGTTGCGGATATTCTTTGGATCTGAGCAGGCCGTCCAATTCGTGCCAAAGTCGGCGGAAGACTTGCCGATAGCAGAACAGGCGACCGATTACGTTCAGTACGTCATCTCCGAAGATAATCCGGGTTTTCTCACGTTTCACGGCTGGTTCAAGGACGCGCTGATTAACAAGACCGGAATTGTCAAGTATTGGGCCGACGACGCCACGCGCATCGAATCCCGCGAGTTTCACTACCTCGACGCGGATCAGGTCATGGGCCTGTTGTCCGAGGAAGGCGTGGAACTTGTTGAATCGGAACAAGAAAACGGGATGTTTTCAATTACGGTTCGGAAGAAAACCAGCGACTACCGGCTCAGGGTTGCAAACATACCGCCTGAAGAGTTCCTGATTTCTCGCGAAGCCAAAACACTGGAAGGCGCAACCCTGGTGGCGCATCGCACCGAAAAAACCGTTTCCGACCTGATAGCAATGGGCTACACCGAAGATCAGGTTGCTGAGGCTGGCATCGGGGACACCACACTTGAAATGAACGACGAGCGGCTGGCGCGTTCGCCGTGGAATATCACCATCGGGGCCGAGGACTACTCGAACCCGGCGCAGCGTCGAGTTGCCTACTGCGAGGCGTTTCTCAAAGTTGATTTTGACGGCGACGGCATCGCGGAACTCCGCCACATTTGCACAATGGGAACCTCCCATAACGTGGTACACAACGAACCCGCAGAGAGTCGCCCGTTTGCTCTGATCTGCCCGGACCCGGAGCCGCACATGGTGATCGGAAACTCCATCGCCGATCTGGTGATGGACATCCAGCGGATTAAGTCTCAGGTATGGCGGCTCATGCTTGATTCTCTCGGGCAGGCCATCAACCCGCGAACTGCGGTAGTTGAGAATCAGGTAAACCTTGACGATGTCATGAACGACGAAACGGGCGGCATTATACGAATGCGTGCTCCCGGCATGGTTCAGCCGTTCAACCAGCCTTTCGTGGGCCAGAACGCTCTGCCTGTGCTGGCGTTACTGGATGAGACGCGGGAATCCCGCACAGGTATTACAAAGGCTTCGCAAGGGCTAAACGCTGACGTTCTCCAAAGCACGACTAAAGCGGCAGTAGCTGCAACGGTCACGGCGGCGCAAGAGCATATCGAAATGATTGCCCGCATCTTTGCGGAAACTGGCATCAAGGATCTTTATCGTGGGCTGCTGAAGTTAGCTGTACAGTGCCAGGACAAAGAGCGCATCGTTCGCCTGCGTAACAAATTCGTCGCCGTCCAGCCTTCTATGTTCGACCCGATGATGGACGTTTCGGTTAACGTCGGGCTGGGCGGTGGAACACGCGAGGACAAGCTGGCCACACTCACCGGCATTGCGGCCAAGCAGGAATCGATCCTGCAAACGCTTGGCCCGTCAAATCCCATTTGCACGTTGAGCCAGTATTCGGCAACCCTGCGAAAAATGGCCGAAATGGCCGGATTCAGAGACGCAAGCCAGTTTTTCAACGCAGTGCCCGCTGACTACCAGGCCCCAACTCCACAACCCGCTGAAGACCCGCAGGCAAAAACGGCAATGATACTTGCTCAGGTTGAGCAGGAAAAGACGCGGGCCAGGATTTCAACCGACGCGGGCGAATTAGACCTGAAGCGCGACCAGATGGTGATGGACGATGCGCGGGAGCGTTACAAGATTATGGTTGACAGCCGGGTCAAACTTGCTGAACTCCAACTGAAATATGGCGCAGACATGATGTCAGTGAACGCCAAAATAGACGCAGACAATTTGCAAATGCAGCAAGACGCGCAGGCGCAGGTTAACGCCTCTAACCTACCTCAGGAGCAACCCGTCCAGTGACCACTGAAGACCGTATTATCAGAGGCAAGAGCGCCGAACAATTCCTGAGCAACCCGCTGATGGATGACGCCTTTACCTCGATTGAAGCGGAAATCGTAGCCGACTGGAAGCAGAGCGGCGGATTGCCAACTGCCGACCGCGAGGCGATGTTTCTCAAACTTTCTGTACTTTCTGAAGTAAAGGCGAAGCTCGAATCTTTCATCAATGATGGCAAGATTTGCCAGAACCGCCTAAACATGAAAACCTTATGACCGCCACGGAAACAACCAGCGTTCTAACAGACGACACAGCCGCCTCATCCTTCGAGAAAATGCTGCTCGGCAACGCCGACACGCAGCAGGGCGAAGAGGATGAAACGGAGATCGACCCGGACGAAGAGGCTGAAGACGCTCCAGCCGACGACTCTGAAGATGAGCAGGACTCCGACGAAGACCCCGACGAGCCAAAACCTGTTGCCGAGTTCACCGTCAAGATTGACGGCAAAGAACAGAAGGTAACAGCGGACGAACTTGTAAAGGGGTATCAACGGACTGCCGATTACACGCGGAAAACTCAGGAAGCGGCAGAATTGCGGAGGACCGCAAACGCCGAACTGGAAGCCGCCCAATCGGAGCGCGTGCATTACCAGCAGAACCTCGAAACACTCCAGCACATGATTCAGCAATCGGCTCCGCAGGAACCGGACTGGATTCAGTTGGCAACGGAAAACCCGGCTGAATACGTTCGCCAGCAGGCGCTCTTTGCCCAATACCGGGCAAGACAGCAATCTCTGGATCTGGAACGTCAGCAGTTGCACGAACGGGAGCAGGCAGAGCAGGAACGCACCGCACAACAAAACCGCGCTGAAGAAAAGGTGAAGTTGTTCGAGGCGATACCGGAGTGGAAGGACGTGAAGCGATTGAAGGCCGACAAAGCCGCGCTTCAGGACTTCGCCAGTTCGGTAGGGTTTACGCCGGAAGACGTTGACACGGTAGACGATCACCGCCTTTTAGTCATTCTGCGAAAAGCCATGCTCTACGACAAGGCGGTGGCGGCACGCAGTTTGCGACCCGTCCAGCCTATCGGCCCCAGATCTGCGACACCGGGCGCACCCGCAACGAGGTCAGGAGTTGGTAACCTTGCCCGCGCACAACAGCGTTTTCAAAAGGACCGTTCCGACGAAGCAGCAGCGGACGTGTTCCTGCACATGATGAAGCCAGCCTAAAGGAGGCATTTCAATGGCAATCGTAACCAACACATTTTTGACGTTCTCCGCAGTCGGTAACCGCGAAGACCTCGCCAACACAATCAGCAACATCTCGCCCGAGAACACGCCGTTCATGTCGAACATTGGTAAGGGCAAGGCAAGCGCCACTCTCACCGAATGGCAGACGGACGCTCTCGCCGCCGCCGCCGCCAACGCGCAACTTCAGGGCGACGAGATGACCTTCACCGCCGTCACTCCGACAGTTCGTGTCGGTAACCGCACGATGATTTCGCGCAAGACCGTCGTTGTTTCCGGCACTCAAGACGCCGTGGACAGCGCAGGCCGCGCTCGGGAACTGTCGTACCAGATGGTCAAGATGTCGAAAGAACTAAAGCGGGACATGGAGTTCAACATCATCGGCGTCAATCAGGGCGGCGTGACGGGCGACTCCACCACGGCACCCAAAACGGCATCTTTGACGGCTTGGATCAAAACCAACGTCGCCAAGGCTTCTGGCACCGGGGCTAACCCCGACTGGACTTCCGGCGTTCCGGCTGCGGCCAACGTTCGCTCGGACGGTACGGTTCGGGCTTTCACAGAAACCATTCTGAAAGCGGCGCTTTCGCTCTGCTTTACTTCCGGCGCTGAACCCACGATCCTGATGACCGGGCCTTACAACAAGGGCGTGGTTTCCAGCTTTTCGGGTATCGCTACCCGCTTCCGTGACGTTTCTGCGGGCAAGCAGGCGCAGATCATCGGAGCCGCTGACGTTTACGTCGGCGATTTCGGCGAACTGAAGGTTGTTCCCAACCGATTCCAGCGCGAACGTGATGCCTGGATTCTTGACCCGAAGATGGCGGCGGTTCTCTTCCTTCGTCCCTTCCAGTCAATTGATCTGGCAAAAACGGGTGACGCTGAGAAAAAGGCCATTCTCGCGGAATACGCGCTGAAGGTTTCCAATGAGGCCGCTCACGGTCTTTGCGCTGATCTCGTCACCAGCTAAAGCGTGGCGTAACAACCTGGGGGAGGGCGTCATCACCGGCGCTCTCCCCGTTTTTTTAGGAGGATGATTTTGCAATCGCGACTGGTAGACAGAGACGCCGACGCAGGGATAGCGACGTGGCACCATTTCGACCCGATGACGTTGGAATGTACGGTTGAAACAGTTCAAGATGTCAGCACTTTGATTGCCTGCAACAAAGCCGTTTACGCAAGCGTAGACGAACGTCAGAACTGGCGCGACGGTCAGGGCGACCGCGTGGCGTCGATCCCCCTCAGCGTCTTCTATGACCCCAAGGTAGGCATCCAGCACGACCGGGCGCAACTTCGCAAATGGCTCAACAATCCCGACAACCGGTTTTTCCGCACAAGGCCGGGAACAATATGAACCGGGTAGTTATCGGCATCCCTACACGCGATGAATGCAAAGCGCGGTTTGCGTTTGATTTGGTGAAGTTGGTAGCCGCGCATCTTCAGACGGGCGATACCGTAATCCCGATGCCGTCGATGGGAACGCTGCTGGCATCTCAGCGGACGGCCCTTGTAAAAGAGGCGCGGCGCGAGAACGCGACCCATATCCTTTGGCTCGACTCCGATATGCGGTTCCCGGCTGACACGTTGAAACGGCTGCTGGCGCATAACGTGCAGGTTGTTGGCGCGAATTGTGCCAAGCGCAGGATGCCGACCGGGCCGACCGCAGCGAACTACGACCACGTAGATGGCAAGGTTCCCGTCTACACCGAAGAAGACTCCACCGGGCTGGAGCAGGTTGACATGCTCGGAACCGGGGTTCTGCTGGTGCGGATGGATGTTTTTGACGAGATCCCATTTCCGCCATTCGCTACGCCGTTCGTCCCCGATATGCAAGAGTTTATGGGCGAGGATACATACTTCTGCATGTTGCTTAAACGGAAGAACATCTCGGTTTATGTAGACCACGACGTTTCGCAGCAAATCGGGCACCTCGGAGAATTTGAGTTCAAGCACCTTCACACATGGGCGGTACGTGAGGGCATGAAACAGGAGGCTACATGGCCATCACAACCTTTAGCGAACTGAAAACGGCTATTGCGGACACGCTAAACCGTGCGGATCTCACTACGACGATCCCAAACTTTATTACCATGTGCGAGGCAAAGGGCAATCGCATTCTTCGCACGCAGGACCAGCGGACGCGGAACGCAGCGTTCACTATCTCCAGCGAATACACGGCGGTACCTGGCACGTTTCGCGAGGCTGTTAAGGTCAAGCTGACGACCTCGGCACCGACGCAGCCGCTCACGTATTGCACGCCGGAAGAAATGGACATCAAGAGCGCCGAAAGATGGGACTCTACAGGTGAGCCAATTTGGTATACAATCGAGGGAGGATATTTGCGGGTCAATCCGACCCCGGATACAACCTACACAGCCGAACTGGTTTACTATGCGGCTCTGACGGCTTTGTCAGACAGCAATACGTCAAACTGGCTGTTGAGCAAGCACCCGGACGCCTACCTTTACGGCTCCCTGGTACACTCGGCTCCCTACCTCAAGGACGACGACCGCATAGGCATCTGGGCCGGGTTGTTCGACGCAATCATTCAAGATATCTTGCTGGAAGACCAACGCAGCAGCGTGGGCCAGCGCATTGCAGTACGAGGAAGGAGCATCGGATGAAACGATTTATCGCATTGGCGTTGGTGGTAGCGGGGGCGCTCTGGAGCCAGTCGGCGACGCCGATTGTGTATCCCCCCGGACCCGTTAACCCTACATGGCTGATGGAGCCGCAGGCTATGCCGACATCACCCACTGTCATTTTGACGGGTAGCGTGGTGGTTCTCGGCGGGTGGGTCATGTGTACGACAGCCCGCACGGTCACTATCACGGACGGGAACGCTGTTGGCGCGATGACGGCTATCCCCGTCGCGGCCAACCAGATAGTCAGCCTTCTGGTGTTGCAGGGTGCCTATATCCCGACATCTCTGTCAATCTCCGCATCGGGCGCGGGGTGCAATTACAGCATCTGGGGCCGTCGATGAAGACGCTTATCGCGCTCCTGTTCGTCGGTGGCCTTGCCGCGCAGACACCTCCGATGATCCCGATGGCCACTGGCGGCGGGCCTGTGGGCGGGGCCACGAACCTCACCACAGTTGGCTCGGTGCCGTATGTTTCGGCCTCTGGCACACTCGATCAAGACGCTGGCCAGTTCTCCTGGGACGTAATAGGCCACAAGCTTGGGATCAGGACGACAACGCCTGCAACCAGCCTGCAAATTGGAAATTATACTGTAGGCACCGATGAAAAAATTACTGTAGCGGCGGGGAGTGGGTATACATCCGCGTTACGTTTGTACGATGCTAGTACCGCCTACGGTTTTACGATCCAAAATAACCCTGTTTCGGCATATTTGGAGTTTTTGCGGCACAACAATAGTGTACCTGGTGTGTCGGCGATGGTCATCAGTCGCACCGCAGGCAACGTCGGCATCGGCACGACTGGGCCAGCGGCACGGTTAGATGTTGTTGACATTGCCTATGGGCTTCGAGTAAAAGGTGGGGATGGTGGAACTGGTACAATAATTGCAAATTTTGTTGATTCGGCCAGTGTGTCCAAAGTATATATCAGGGGAGACGGTAACGTCGGGATCGGTACGACATCGCCGGGGTTCGCGTTACAAGTTAATGGTGGTGCAAATAACGGGTCCAAAAATACTGTTAGCATATTTGGCCGACCGGACAATACTACTCGAGTTGAAGTGGGAACTGGCGATGGGACCAATAATTCAGGTTTTGTTGGAAGTGCAAGCAATCACCCATTTTTCTTTACGACTAACAGCACGGAGAAAATGAGAATAGACACGGCTGGTAACGTCGGCATTGGGACGACTACGCCGGGATCTGCATTATCCGTAAATGGCAGAGCATCTGCTAATTTATTTGGCTCAGAAACTAACTGCTCTTCCTCGGCTGGGCCTGCGGTGTGTGCGGCGGCTGCTGCCGGGTCAGTTGTTGTTGCTGCGGCGGCTAGTACAGTAGTGGTTAACAGCACAGCGGTTACTGCAAACTCCCAAATTTTTGTTGTCTATGATTCCAGCTTGGGAACAAAGTTAGGGGTAACCTGCAATGCGACGATTCCGGCACTCTACGGTGTGACTGCGAGAACTGCGGCGACCAGCTTCACATTGACAGCAACTGCGCCTGTAACGAATCCCGCTTGCTTTAGCTATTTCATAGTTAATTAGAGACAAAAAACGAACTTATGAAAACACTCATCGCAGGACTTTTGATGGCAAATTCGATGTTTGCAGCTGATCCGCCCAAGCTGTCCGACGCGCTGTTGAAAGAACGCTGGAAGGCGCTGGCTGGCTACCACAGCAACACAGTTAGATATATGGAGATCCAAGCTGAACTGACTAAAGCTAAGGCCGCATATGAAAAGGCTATGGCCGATATCAAGGCTGCTTGCGGCACTGACGCTGTAGACGAATCAGGCACTGAAGTGGCGTGCAAGGCGGCAGCCAAGTGAAACGGCTGCTGCTGGCCGCTTTGCTGGCAGCCCCGTCATTCGCTGCGTCATTCTCAATTGACCTCGTTCAGGTTGCCAAAGCGGTAAAGGCGCGACACGATCAAATCCCGGCGCGGGTAAAATGGCGCAGGGCTACGGCTGCGTTCGCAGCGGCTGCATCGGTTGGAGACATAACGACCACGTACCAGGTCATCAGGCGCGGCGGTTGCGAGTTGAACCCGTTCCTCCAGTTGGCGGACGGGTGCAGCCTCAACAAAGCGCGGTTCAATGGCATGAAGATTGGGCTGTTTATCTGGCTTGGGCCGGGGCAGGAACTCATGCACAAGCTCCCGCACAGCGCGTTCTGGGACCGCGAAAACATCGTGCTTAACGTGATAACCGGAGCTGTCTACACAGGCGTTACAATCAACAACGCGAGGCAATAATGGCTGATACAACAACAACATACCTTGGGCTGACAAAACCGGAAGTTGGCGCGTCCACTGATACATGGGGGACGAAGCTAAACACGGATCTTGACAGCATCGACGCGCTGTTCACGACCGGTCCGGTTCTGTTGCTGACGAAAGGCGGGACGGGCGCAGCAACGGCATCTGGCGCACGAACGGCCCTCGGGCTTGGCACGATTGCGACTCAGGCAGCTTCCGCGGTTGCCGTTACAGGCGGCACCGTTACCGGGCTAACATCGCTGGAAAACTCGCCTATTGGCCAGACTACGCCAGCTGCGATCAAGGGCACCATCGTCACAATCGGCACGAAGATTGTTTTCCCCGATGCGACGGAGCAGTCGACATCTGCTGGCTCGTTCACGGCTGGCTTCCAGTCGATCACCACAAACACAACGCTGACGCTAACGTATCAGGACCACTACGTGAAAGTCAGCACTGCTGGCGGCGCGGTGACGGCGACACTATTTACTGCGGTAGGGAATACGGGAAAACTTGTCCAGATCAAGAAAACGACATCGGATTCAAACGCGGTTACAGTAGCGACGACGGGCGGTCAAACTATTGACGGCCAATCAACGGTGACGATTGCCAGACAGTACGACGCCTACACATTCGTTTCTGACGGCACAAACTGGGGGATTTACTAAATGTCATATATTTCAGGGCGCGTACAGAAAAGCCAGACCTTCACCAGTTCTGGGACTTTCACGCCGTCTGCCGCGTTGCTTGCGGCGGGCTACGTCGAAGTCATCGCGGTTGGGGGTGGCGGTGGTGGGGGACGGGACTCTTTAGGTGGAGCGGGTGGTGGTGGCGGCTCAGTCAATCACGCTTTCGGGATAAACGTCACGGCGAACGTGACAGTCACAATCGGCGCGGGTGGCGCAGCGGGCAGTGGTACAGCGGGCACTGCCGGGTCAAGCACGACATTCGGGTCGCTATTGACGGCTACGGGCGGGCAGGGCGGCAGTGCAGGGGCAGCGGCAAGCGGCGGCGCATCGGGGAACTCGGTTGCATCGTCCGGCGGCGGGCGATGGATAGATAACAACTACACCGGCGTCGGCGTGGGTTCCGGGGGCGGTGGCGGCGCAGGTGGTGCAGGGCTAAACGGATTTACGCTTCTTGCTACAACCGCTCAAGGGCACGGGGGCGGCGGCGGAATCGGAACAGAAGGGTACGGGGGCGGTGGTGGAGGGATGGGATCTTATACTGGCGGCGCAGGTTCATGCGGTGGCGGCAACGGTGCCACACCAGCGGCATCAGGCACGGCTGGCGCAGCCAACACTGGCGGCGGCGGCGGTGGTGGCTATAGTGCCACTTACCCGGCGGGCGCGGGCGGCTCAGGAATCGTGATCGTTCGGTGGTGGGAATAGCGATCCATGTTGATCCCGCTCAAAATCCCGCCCGGAATCTACCGGAACGGCACTAACTACCAGGCGCAGGGCAGGTGGTACGATGCCTCGCTTGTGCGGTTTTTTGAGGGGACAATTCGGCCTGTTGGCGGCTGGCGGCGTCCGTTATCTGGGGCCGTGTCTGGGCTGGCTCGGGGTATGTTTCCGTGGCGCGATTACGGCACAAACCGGTGGGTCGCAATCGGGACACACTCTGGGTTGTACATTTACAACGGCGGTTCGCTCTACAACGTGACGCCATCCGGTTTCTCGTCTGGACGCGCTGACTCTCTGCCGGGTAACGGCTTTGGTGGCGGTGTCTTCGGTACCGGAGCCTTCGGCGCTGCGCCAGTAGTAGTGGGCGTTCTGGACGCCACAACCTGGAGTTTTGACAACTGGGGGCAGTACCTTGTGGGGTGCTCAAACTACGACGGCAAGCTCTACCAGTGGGAACTCAACACAGGAACAATTGCGGCGGTAATATCGGGCGCTCCTACCGGGTGCGTTGCCACGATGGTGACAGCGGAACGCTACCAGTTGGCGCTTGGGGCTTCCTCAAATCCGCGCCAGATTAAGTGGTGCGATCAGGAAGTTAACACCACCTGGACGCCATCAAGTACGAATACTGCGGGCGACGTTGAGTTACAGACGAACGGTCGGATTCGCTGCGGGCGACGGCTTCCTAATGAAGTTCTGATCTGGACAGATACAGACGTTCACTCCCTGCAATACGTTGGGCCTCCCTTCATTTACGCAGTGCGGCGCGTTGGCGGGTTCTGCGGCATCGCAGGGCCGAATGCAGTGGCCGTGATTGAGGCTGGCGCGGCATGGATGGGCGGGAACGGGTTCTTTTACTACGATGGCGCTCTGCGGGATATCCCCTGCGACGTGTCGGATTATGTGTTTGGCGACATCAATCTGGTGCAGCTTGCGAAAGTCTACGCGGGTCACAATTCCAAGTTTGGCGAGGTCTGGTGGTTTTACTGTTCGTCGGCAAGCAATGAGGTGGACCGCTACGTTACTTGGAACTACCGCGAGAAGACGTGGAACATTGGGAGCCTTGCGCGGACCTGCTGGGCGGATTCTGGCGTGTTCCCGTACCCAATGGCGGTGGACTCTAGCGGCTACGTCTACGAACACGAGTATGGATGGACAAACAACGGCACGGCCATCACGACTGGGCGCTATGCCACTTCAGGGCCTGTGGAACTCGGCACCGGGGAGCAGATCATGGCGGTACGGCAGATGGTGCCTGACGAGAAAACTTCGGGGCAGGTAAACATGACGTTCACGACCAAATTTACGCCAGAGGGCGACACGTCAAGCTATGGACCTTATACGCCATCGGCCTACACTGATATGCGATTTACTGGACGACAAGTTGCGATGCAGTTGCTTGGGGCGACGGATGCGGATTGGCGCGTCGGCAATATCAGGCTTGATGCTGTAGCAGGGGGGCGGCGATGAGACTTCCAGACCCTGGGGCGCGTTACGTCCAAACTGAAGAAGCACGTCGAAACCGAGAAATCGAATTGGCCGACACGCGAAACCTCAAGCGCCAGCAGGACATCGAACTGGTTTCCGGGATGCGTCTGATTATGACCTCGCCCAACGGGACGCGGTACACAATCACCGTAAGCAATGCAGGCGCAGTTTCGGGGACCGCGATATGAATGTCGATTTCAATCAGGCTGGTATCGAAGCAGCTCTGGAATACGCCGGGGGAACGCACACTTATGAACACGTCCGCGAGGCCATCATTCGGGGCGAACTTCAGTATTGGGAACGCGGGGACTCATTTATGGTGACCGAACTGGAACATTACCCGATCAAGAAAGTCTGCCATTTGTTTCTGGCTGGCGGTTCGCTCGAAGGGCTGCGGGAGATGTTGCCGGGTCTGGAGCGGTGGGCAATTGCGCAAGGGTGCAAAGCTCTGACGTTGACAGGTAGGCCTGGATGGCAACGGTCGTTTCTGGTGGATGACGGGTATTTGGTGAAGTGGTTTTCGATGGCAAAGGAGTTGAGCAATGGGCAAGGGTAACAAGACCACAACGAAGACGGATCAGACGCAGACAAGCAACAATACAGCGTCAACGGCTATCGACCCAATTATTCAGCAGCAGGTTTACAAAAACATTGAGGACGCGAACAAGACGGCGGCGGGCTATACGCCTGCAACTATAGGCGGGCCTGCGGGATTTACGGCTGACCAGTTGGCCGCGTTTGAAGCTGCCAGAAAAATTGGTGGTACAGGTTCAGAATCTGTAGCGGCTGGAAAAGATGCGGCCATGCGTGCGGCGGGATATACTCCAGACCAAATCAAGGCCGCAACCTACGACCCTGCAATGTTTCAGGGTAACGCCAATTACACGGCGCAAGGCTTCAACGGGCCTACAGGCTACGATGCGACGGGCTATAACGCTCAGGGCTATCAGGCAGCAACGGCAGCGTCTCAGGGCTACGACGCGGCAAAGGCAGAAGGTGCTCAGGGATACGGCACCCAGCAGGCGCAGGCAGCAAGCCTAAATCGTGGCCAGGTTCGCGATATCAGCGGGGGCAGCACGCTCGAACAGTTGCCGCAATACCTGAAAGGATTCGACCAGTCCTATCAGCAAAACGTCATCGACTCGGCTCTCAGCGACCTGAACCGGGCGCGGATCATGACCACGCAAGGCAACGACGCGGCTGCGGCTCGTGCCGGGGCTTTTGGATCTCGGCGGGATATCCTGGACGCTGAAACCAATCGGGGGTTTGCGGACGCAGCAGCAAGGACTTCTGCGGAACTCAGAAATCAGGGATTCCAGACGGCATTGGGGTCGTTATCTCAGGATCAGCAGCGGCAACTAGCGGCAGGCGCTGCGAACCAAAACGCAGACACCAGCGTCTACGGAGCAAACGCAAACTTTCAGCAGTCTGCCAACCTGAGCAACGCGGAAGCAGCAAATCAAGCAGCGGCGTTTAAGGCGCAGGCAGGAAATCAGTTCACGCTGACAAACGCGCAAGCGGAAAACCAAGCTCGGGCGATGGCTGCGGAATCTGCCAACTCAGCGGCGCTGGCAAACGCTTCAATGGCAACCGGGGCGAACCGGGATAACGCGGCATCGACAAACGCGGCGCGGCAGTTCGGGGCATCGGAAACGAACAACGCAAGACAGTTTAGCACCGGGCTTGGCGCTCAAGTAGGGACATCGAACGCGGCGGCACAGAACGCGGCTGGCCAGTTCAATGCGGGCCAAAACGTAACGGTCGGGCTGGCAAACCAAGGAGCAGCGAACGCGGCGGGGCAATTTAACGCAAACTCGAGAAATCAGGCAGCAGGCGCAAATCAGGCGGCGGGGCTGACGGGGAACGCGCAAAATTTGGCGGCAGGGCAAACGCTGGCCAACATTGGTGGGCAACAGCAGGGCATGGCTATCAATGGCGCAAACGCGCTAAATCAGGTCGGAACCCAGCAGCAAGGCTATAACCAGAGCGTTGTCGATGTCAACAACGCCAACGCAGACCGCCAAGCGCAAGCGGAAATCGAACGGCTAAGGATTCAAAAGAGCGGACTAGAAGGGGCCGTCTATGGCACGACACAGACCGGCAGCGGCACAAACACAAATCAGGGCACGCAGACGGTAAACCAACAGCAGGGATGGGGCACGACCCTTGCCGGGTTGGTCGGGACCGGGCTACAGATCGGTGGCGCAATCGCCTCGGGCGGGGCGTCGGGACTAACAGGCGCATTTTCTGGGAGCAAGCCAGCGTACGGATATTCACCAATAGGCAACATGCAGACCAGTAACGGGGTGCTTGATCTCCCGAACAGGGGCCTAACATCAGCAGGTGCGCAGGGGCTGTACCCTTCCGATGCGCGACTCAAGAAGAACGTCATCCGAATCGGATCGCCTCTTATGAAGGTCAAGCGCATGACGGGCGTCAACTACGACTGGAAGGGCGGTGGCGCTGATTCCGGGCTGCTGGCTCAGGACGTGGCAAAGGCGTCACCTCGGGCAGTCAGGACCATCGGCGGGATTAAGGCGTACAATCCGGCTCCGGTTCTCGGGCTGCTCGTAGAATCGGTAAAAGAACTGGATAAAAGGATGGCGAAGCGATGAATCTTCTCAGCACTATCGGGCGCGGCATTAAGGGCGCTGGCAGGGGTATTCTTTCCGGCATCGACAACGCGGCGGTGGGTTCCCTGACGGGCGGCGGGCTGATGGATGCTGCGCTTGGATCTAACGGGCAACCGTTCACGCCAACGGACCAGCAGCGCAAGGGGCTACGCGGACAGTACCTCATGGGGATCGGCTCGGCGTTGCAACAGGGCCGACCGATTGCTGAAGGTATTCAGCAGTACCAGCAAAACGCCATCGGCCAGATCCAGGCAGGGCAGCAGGCGGAACAGCAGAACAAAGCGCGAACCATGAGGACCGCATTCCAGACGGAATTGCAAGGGGCAACAACGCCGGAATCTCAACGGGCCGTTATGGTGAAGTGGGCACCGTTCTTCCCGAAGGAAGTTCAGGACCTGGCCGGGGCACTCAAAGCAACAAAGCCCGACCAGTTGACTATTAAGAGCACTGACACCTATACGGGCAAAGATGGCAAGCCTGTTTTGGTGGATACGTTCAGCGACGGTTCAC